CCAGGAGCATTTCCAGCATCTACGCCCATGTCTTTAGCAGTTGGTGCTGCACGACCTTTTTCGTCGCCGCCATAGCTTTCGTTAGCTTCGCCGCCCATGTCATTTTTGCTTGCAACAGCTGATTTAGAATTGTCAGCAGTTGGGTTTTCCGGCTTTGGAGCAGGTGTGCTATATTCGTCTAGCTTTTTCATGTAGCGCTTCATCATGTCTGACTCACTAACAGGATCTTCGTCTTCTTCAGCAGACTCTTCCATGTCGTCGTCTTCAACATCGTCTGCTAAATCGTCTGCTGGATCACCGCCCATGTCTTCGTCTTCCATGTCCATGTCTTCGTCATCCATGTCCATATCTTCGTCGTCCATGCCCATATCTTCGTCGTCATCCATTGCGTCAATTGCAGCTTCAAGTTCAGATTTGAGATCGTCTAGCTGTGCTTCTAAGCTATCTATTTGATCTTGCATGTCGCCGCCTTCCATGTCGTCGTCCATGTCGTCCATGCCCATTTCCATGTCAGGACCTTCCATGTCGTCGTCGGCTTCTTCGATATCAAAATCTTCTTCTACGTCGAAATCTTCTTCGATATCAAAATCTTCTTCGATATCAAAATCTTCTTCAAGATCTTCGTCAGCATCTTCTTCTAGTTCTGCATCAACATCTTCTTCGATTTCTTCATCGTACATGTCATTTTCGAGTAAAGACTCGTAAATGTTTCTCGACTTTTCCACAACAATTTCATGAAAAAGATCTTTTGCGCCCTGCACGTCTTCGTTAACAAGACGCTCAAGCATTTCTTCAAACTTATTAGTTTTAGCCATTGCTATATCCTTTCTAATGCATAAAATGCCTACTATTATACACAGGAAAAAATACTTTTATAAAAAAAATTTTACAAAAGGAATTTCGAGTGAATGATTGTAAACTGTCATGTTATTTACGTATTTTATTAAAAAAGTAGTGTTTATACGTACTTTTTTGGTATATTTTTTTATTACTCTGGTATGTTAAAACGTTAATTAAATAAATTTATAAATGTTTCTTTGTGTAGTGTTTGTAAATTGCTAAATTTTAAATCTTCTGGCACGAATGTATCAGGCTCTACTACTCTAACAAATTGAACTTTTGTATGTTGCTGTATTACAGTTTTAGTTTGTTTAAGCCAATTTCCGTGATAAGTTGCACCGTCAGTTGACTTTTTATAATTGTTTGTATCTGCATACATGTTATTAAATTTTGAGCCATTGTTCAAACCTTTGTAGTCAAAACCTAAGATATAGATGGTTTTAGCGCCGTTTTCTATTGCTAAATTCAAGGCCGTAGGCCCACTACTCCAACCTTTACTAGGCTTAAAATAGTTTAAATTTTTAAATTTTTCGTAAGCTTTGTTATAATTTGTCCATACAGAGTTGTGTACATTGTACCCTTCTCTGTTTATTTCCATTACCATTTTAACGTCAACAGCTATTAAATGATGGGGCCTGTGATTGCGATAAAGAGCATTACACCCATACACAATCCCGTGATTCATTAATGCGTCTATATCAATACCACGCCTGCTTGTTCCGTTGCCTATTACAAATGCTGTTACTCCGGAAGTTTTAGGAAGTTCAACAGGTTTTTCTATTATATTAGGCTGGGGTATTGGATTATTTTTGCGTTCTCTTTTGAGTTTTTTCTGTTGTATTTTACGCTTAAGAGATCTATACTCTTCTTTGGTATACTTGCTTTTATCAATTTTGCCCATGGTATTTAGATAGATGCTTGATCAGGCACCTTATACATATCACGTATTCTAGAAAGTTCTTCTTGCTTTTCAGAATTATGGAAATCGCTAGCAAGACGTGCACGATTTATGTCTTTAAGACATAGCCTAGTTACTCGTGTATCCGACGGATCAACAACAGACTGATCGTAGCTGTTGTCATAGCTAGGATCTTCTACATTCTCTAGGTTATCATCAAAATAGAAAAATTCTCTTAAAAACATAACTTTATTTATTCCTAAATTCCGCCTGCGCCGCCTGCTGGAGGAGTTTCCCCTGCTTCTGGCGGAGATGTTGCTGTTTCTGGTGCAGTGCCTTCTTGTGGTACTGCATCTCCTAGATCATCTCCCGGTGCTTCAGTATCTAGTGCTCCTAAATCAGCACCGATGCCAGCGCCACTGATGCCAGCTGATCTCATTTCTGCACTAGGGTCCATAGCAGCAGCATTAGCGTCTTCACCGTTTTCTTCTTGCCACAATATTTCGTTTTCTTTGATTTCTTCTTCAGTAAGGCCTAAGAAACGACTCATTGCAAATCTATTTGAAATATATGGTAGAGCAGCCATTTGTCCGAATGTTGGAACTCTTGCATTATCTAGTTCTGCTTGTCTATAACTTGCAAAGTTTTGTGGCTTTACAAATGTCAAGTCAAACATTTCAGTGTCAATGTTGACACCTTTTTCTAATAGATATCTTTTGAACTCTCTGTTGAATGTTTCTACAAGTAAGCCTTGTAGTCTTTCACAGTAAGTGTTGAAACGCAGTTCTTGAATGTATGCTGTTCCAACTCTACCGTCTTGAAAATTATTTGCACCGTCATCTGCGCCGGTTGGCAAATAGCTCGAAGGAATACGTAGTCCACGCACAAGTTTGTTAGTAAAATAGCGTAAGTCGTCGATCTCACCAAGGTTAGTACCGCCGGGTAGTGTTTCTACTTTAGAACCTCTACCTTCTGCTGTTTGCGGGAAGAAGTAGTCTTCGTTTATGCTAAGTGGGTTGTAGCTTGAATCAATAACATTAGTGCCGCCACCTGTAGCACTTGGTATTCTACGTTGATGAATTTCTGTTTTTACTCTTTCTACAAACTGCATAGCCAAGTGTGCAGGCATGTTACCAACGTCAACGTAAAATACTCTACGTTCTGGCGCACGCTGTACTCTATAGATAATAATTGCGTCTTCTAGCAATTCTTTCTGCTTGTAAACTTTGAATACAGTTTCTAACAAACTATTACCAAACGGGAAGTTGTTGTCTAGTCCTTCGCTCAAACTTAGATGTAAAACATGTTCAGCACCTACGCCAAGTTCTTGTTGTTCTCTGTAAAATCTAGAACCAGCTTGTTGAGCAGCATTGCCTACCATACCTCGTGCTCCGCCAGTAGCGTATGCAGGATTACCGCCCTGTATGTTTCCGCTGGTTTGATGAGGTGTAGTTGCAATACCTTCTACAAAATTAAAGTTAATATCTCTAATAACATATTGTTCAGGTGTTTTGCCCTGACTCTCGTTTACAATAATTCTCGAAACTTTAGCTGGATCTATATGATACAGTTTTTTAGTTTCTGGATCTCTTAAGAATATTTCGTCACCGTACTTAAACACGTTTCTAAAAATTCTAAACATTCTAGTGTCGAAGTCATTTAGTTTGCACCACTGCCTCATGTACTGCGTAAGTATTTGTACTTCTGAACTAGTAGCAGGTTTGTTAAATTCAAAATCAAAATGATTACCTTGATGATTTTTTTGTGTACAAAATTCTGCTAGGATGTCTAGTGCAGCATTTACCTCACTGTCCATGTCCATGGTATTGTACTGACCATAACGTTCAACACGGTTAGGTGAACCGACGTACACGTCTGGCAAATAGCTACTGTAGTTTGCACTAGCCGGTCCGCTTGCATTTGTAGATGCGCCGCTTATAGGACTAGCAGAACCGTCATAGGGTGTAAAATATTTTTTCCAACTCATTGCATTTCACTTGGTTTGATGTTATATTTATGTTAATATTAAACGTATTTAAAAAAGTATAAGTAAGTTTGATGGCTGACAAAAAGACAAAAAAACCAAGACCTGTGCATGTTGACCAAAGTACTCCTGGTCCTATGCTGACTACAGAACAGTACGAAAAGTACTACGGAAACAAACAAAAAGGTAAAAAAGATGACAATCACGACTCTTAAACTGATCACAGGCGAAGAGATAATCGGCGATGTTACACAAGAAAGCGATTCTGAGATAGTTGTAATGCGTCCAGTTACAATGGTAGAATCTGAAGAACCAGGCAGTATTAGTCTTGTACCATGGATCTACAGTATAGACATTGCAAAACCTATTACCATAGATAAAGACAAAGTGTTTTTGACAGCAGTTACTGACATACGTTTTGCAGATAGTTATTCTAAGTATGATAGCAGTCTCACTACTGCACTTGAAGAATTAGAAGCTGAAGAACAGTATGCACAAGAAGAACTAGACGAAGACGATACTGTTACTATTCACTAACGAGCTCCCGGGTTGAATGCTACTATCCCGCCTGTTTGTTGCGCAGTTGTGTTTACCCTATCATTAGCAGCAGCATTTTGCACTAATGAAGTATTTAATTTTTCTGCCATTAATGCTTGATTTTCATTACTTTTGCGAAGTATCGGGATTAACTCAATAAGGCTGTCTATCAGTGGCTGTAAAGCTTCTTGAATTATACCTGGACTAACTTGCTGTCCTTGTCCAGCGTCGGGTTGTGCTTGAAGTATTCTTTGCCGTTCAGCCTTAATAAGGTCACGTTGTTCATTTCTTAAAGTATTAAAATCTAAGAAATCTGCAGTACTAGCTGTGCCTCCTGCGGCTAAGGCATCAATTGTGTCTTCTAAAGCAGATAAATCCTCTAATAATAACCTTTCGTCGGGCCTTAAATCTGTGGCTTGTTTAGCTTGTAAATTATCTAATATATTAGACATTGCTTGTGCATCGGCCTCAACAACGTCTTGTTGATTTATCCTATTTGTCATCAAACCCGCAACATCTTCCACTGTTCCTAAAAATCTGTCAGCTAATGGTACTAAGGTATTAAGTCCTCTTACTAAAATACCATCACTGGGATCTAACAAGTCTGCTATGCCTATATTAATTTTTTTTGATGCTTCTGCTAGTAAAATCTGATTGTCTATAAGAGCATCCATTGTCGCATCAACACCTTCTATTCGACGGTCAATATTTTCTTGAGCTCTAGTTCTTTGCTCAGTAACAAAAGGATCTCGACCAGTGGCACTTGCCAGGCTTGTGCCTAATATAGTTGCTCTTTGTCGTTCTACATCTCTACGTAAGAAACCAAATTCGCTGCCTAAGTATGGAGCAAATCTACCGAACTGCTGCATATTAGCAGCAGACTCTTGAGCGAACACTTGTGCAATTCTATCTTCCATTGCCCTTATTTCTTCAGCACTTGCACCGCTTGCTATCATTGCGTTCATTTGTCCTAGTAGAGCAGTGGTCATAGGCTTTAATGCAGCTTCGATTTCATTTCCAGGTGTAGGCAAGCCGACGCCACTTAAGAATCCTTCAGCAAGATCGCTTGCGCCTATAGCAGATAGAGTATTACTAAATCTAATAAGATTTTGTGTGGCTCTTGGATTTATTATTAAATCTAACTGTCTTGCGAGAAGTGCAGGAGTGTTCATCATAGATTCAACTGCTCGTTGTTGGGCTTCAACACTCATACCTGTGGTTTGTGCAAGTAGTTTTTGATTTATAATGTTTTCTTCGATAATGTCATTTAGACTATCTCGGGCTGTTTCATCCTTATTAAATACAGGACCTAACAAAGCGGATTGAGCTGCTAAAGTAAAGGTTAGCGTGTCTAACTCTATGCCTAAAGCTTTGAAATTTTCCAAAGTCTCTCGATTAAATGCATCTTTGATAGCTATAAAATTGTCTAGAACCTCGTCTGGTAATCCTCCAGACGCTCTTAATAATTCTACCTGACTGCCTAATTGTACAAGTTGATCTTTATTAATTTGTAGATTAGCAGCAAGCTGGTCAAATTTTGAAATAGTGTCAAGAATTGTTCCTTGATTAGCAATATTTTGCGACCTATAAAAACTGTCTTCTGCAATGTTTGCAAGTTGTGATGCTTGTTCTGATATTTTACCTCCAAACAAATTTCCTGCTTGTCTTACACTACCTTGCGTATTATCTCTAGTTTGTTTTATTGCGTTTCCTATAACGCCTGTCAGTTTTCCAACAGTTCCTGCAACAGCTCCGAAGGCTGCTGTTGTTGAATTTGCAGCACGTCCGAGACCCTGTACACCATCTGCTGCATCATTAGCACTCGTAGCTAGTTGGTTTGAAAAGCCGCGAGATTCCATTGCTTGAAATAAAGAATTAGCAAAGCGATCATAATCAAACTCTTGATCCATTATTTTTCCTGCCTATTTTAATATGTTAAATACATATAGCTTATTTAGTGAGAATATAATGTCCTCTTTTTTAGAAAAATACAAAAGACAAGCAAAGTTATATATAGACTTACCTAGCAGTGGTATTTACTATGATGATTCTGTAGTG